TAAACTTTTCGGAAAAAAACGGGGAAATGGGGACCACACCTTTATGGTAAGAGAAATTTTTCGGGTCGTTCAATTCTGTTACCATAACCATTTTTTGTGTTTTCTGGAAATAGGGTCCGTGCGAGTTTCAACTCTAAGTGTTGAAACTCGCACGCTATGTCCTGTTTCGCGTAATTTGGAATCGGAAAGGGAAAACGCGTAATCGGGGGCTGGAAATCGTCGAATGTCCTGTTTATCGTAACGCGAAACAGACCTAAAAAGGCCAGACCAATAACTAATAATATAACACACAGGGATGCCATACTGTGATTCGTGTAATTACACGTGTAGCAGGAAAAATGATTTTGAGAGACACTTACTTACTATAAAACATATAAAAAACATATCACATAATGGAACCACAACTAAATCCACCGACACACAAGTATCCACCGACACACAAGTATCCACCGACACACTATTAACATGCAACGCGTGTAAATTTACATCGGATAATGTGAAATACTACAACAGACATTTACAAACGGCCAGACATAAAAAACTATGTGACCCAATACACATTGAATTTTTATGCGATTGTGGAGAATCATTCGCGTCCGACAGATCTAGATTGTTTCACCAGAAAAAATGCGGAGACACACATCCTACTGTAATAGGAAAAGAATCCACTATCAAACAACTGATGGAACATATTATTAAACAAGATCAACAATTGGAACGTATGAACGAAACACTGGGTACCATTGCGGCAAAACCAACAGTTACCAATAATATTATTAATATCAATATATTCCTGTCGGACCAATGCAAAAACGCGATTGATTTGGATACTTTTTTCGAAATGTTGTCAGTAGACGTTTCAGACGTAGAAAAACTAAAAGAATCGAAAAATATTCAATCTGGTGTCAAAGATATATTTGCACGCGCAATAGACCAACTATCTGTAACAGAACGGCCATTTCAATGCGTTGATGTCAAACGAAACACTATGTACGTTAACAAAAAGGACGACGGATGGATCAAAGATGAAAATAACGATACATCGATGCAACTGATTGATCATATCATCGACACATACAAACACAGACTCCCCGATTGGATGCAAGATAACCCAGAATTAGCAATCAATTCCCACCCAAAACAAGATATTTTCAAAGCACTCGTTGATATAGTTTACTCGGAACGAACCACTTACAATGACAACCAAATCCTCAAATATATATCACACAAAACCGCATGCACGAAAGAAATACGCACCCGAGAATCACAAATTACAAAAAATGATTAACCCCTGATAACAAAAAATATAACAATATTATATTTTTTACATTGAATATGATATTATACATATAATGTATAATGGGATTGTTAGGAGCAGTAGTGGGAGGTTCAATCGGAGGAGTTTTGGGTGTATTTTCGGGAACAGAAATAGGTAAACTTATATATACGGGGCCACATAAATATGGAATAGTTGTAACTACATTTGTAGGTGGTGTGGTCGGTGTCACTGTCGGATTATATATTGGTGGAGTAAGTTTACCAATTTGACCAACTATATTGTTCTGTAAAATAATATAAATAGTTGGTATCCCGAATTGGTTGTAAAAATTTAACTCTTTTTTTAGAAAGAGTTAAATACTATGAATCACAATATGTTTGTGATTTTTGTGTATAATATAATTTTTTCAATAATAAATGAAAATTAATTACTGTAAGCAATTCCTGCCATACCTGAAAGAACTCTGAGAACATTGTAGTTAACAGCGTAGACACGAACCTTGGCAGTCTTAGTTCCACCAACAGCATCGTGAGAGACGACCAATTGTAGGGTGGCATTATCGATTCTTGAGAAATTGCAAGTACCACTTGGCTGATGTTCCTCTGGTCTTAGACCGAAACTATAACAGTTAATACCTGTGTCTGGGTTTCTGGTGTGGTGTTGGAATGGTTGAACTAGGTCAAAGTAAGTTCCTTCACGTTCAGAGAATCTATCTTGTCCATTAAGTTGAAGCTTAGCGGTGACAACTGGATTCTCTCCCCAGCAATGCATATCGATAGCAGTCTCGGAAAGAACGAAACTTCCTGCATCAGATACGGTAGAGTTAACAGGGTTGGCGGCACCAGCGGCAACACTTCCCCATCCAGCAGTAGCTGGGTTAGCAGCGGTAACATCGAATGCAGTTTTGTCAACAAATAGGTTTCCAGAAACAAATCCATTGGAATCGGCTCCAACGGCAGACTCTCCAGCAAAGGCGGAGATGGAGTTAGGTAGAGCATCAACGGCATCAGAGTAGTTGAAAGGTTGGGCTCCGAAAGTCTTCCATAAAAGGGTGTCTTTCTCTAGGGAAGCACAGTAGTCAACGTGTTCATCTGGCTGGACGACCCAGATAAGTTCCTTACAAGGGTGGTTGAAGTTGAGCTTAATCTTGTTGGAGGCAGAACCGATAGATTCGTCACCAGTGAATTGAAGTTGCTCAATGAGGTACTCGTGTGGGTTTTGGGCCATACGTCTGCGCTCGTCAGTGTCTAGGAAGATGTAGTCGATGTAAAGGGAAGCGGCAACAAGGGATTGTGCGTAAGCAGAGGTAACCTTGGATCCACTACCGTTTGGTTCGGATACAGCCCAAAGACACTCATCGATTGATCTGAGGTCTAGGTTAATCTTGACTTCGTGGTATTGAAGGGCAATTAAAGGAAGGGCAAGTCCTGGGTTGCGGCAGAACCAGAATTGAAGAGGAATGTACAGAGTAGATTCTGGAAGGGCGTTTCTTGGGGTACAGGTTTGGTTTTGAACGGCATCGGTTGAACAAGGTCCATCAACATCGGCAAAGTCAGGATCGGTAAGGTAAGTAAGCTGAGTGGTGTGACCAATCATCTTGTGGTATCCACGTTCTTGTTCCTTGGAGCAGGTAAGTTGATTCCAGATATGCATCCAGTCACCATATTGACGGTCTATTCTCTGACCACCAATTTCAACTTCAACTTGGTTGATAAGTTGCTCACCAGGGAAGTCTAACCATCTTGCGTAGACATTTCCTGATGGATTGAGTCCTTGTCCAATCTCTGGAAGAGTGACTTGAAGGTATGTCCTGTAAGCAAGATCACCGTTTCTACTGACGGTACAGGTGACTCTGCGTCCGAAATCAGCTTGTCCGTTGAAAGTCTGTTCAATGGCCTCCATCGAAAAATTAGTGTGACGACGGTAGGTCACCTTCCAGAAAGTGATCTGGGGATTACCGGTAAGGTAAACGTCTTGAGCGCCATAAGCGACTAGTTGCATTAATCCACCTCCCATGATTTGTTTATACTCTTAGAAAAGAAAAAAAATTATCAGAATACACATTTAATGTATTATTTTAATACATTAATTTAATTATAGATAGGAATCGGAATCGTTGTTTAAATATCATACAAATTATACAATTAAACTCCTATACTTTACTTGCATGAATTATACACTTTACACCTTTGCATTATATATATAGTCAATTGTATCAAAAATCGGCTTTATGTGTATTATGGTACAGTATCCAAATATGTACTCTCTGTTATGAATTTATTATCAATATTGGTGATATATTCCTTATTTGGTTTGATAAAAATATACCGCCCATTCTTCTTTCGGACTGTCCACCCATCATCAATCGATTTAAATAAAAATTTCATTTTTGCTTGGGTATTATGTGGTGAATTTCCGAGAAACGGTCGCAATTCCTGTAAATAATCCATTGTGTATATTATGTATCCAAAAAAGATCAATCAATTATTTCGCACCAAATAGTTACGTTAGTTCCTATTAGACAATCAAAAACAGTATAGAATTTCAACGGCACTGTATATTATAAAACATAATTCGATATGCGTAAAGGAGGTGGTTCGTCAAAGGTTGTAGGCCATGATTTACGAACAACAGACGATGATGTGTCGTATATTATACAAAGAGAGTCTTTAGAGAAACAGATTGAATCTATAATGAATCTTCCTGATCCATATATCACTGATGTAGAAACACGCAAAAGCCGTGCGAATATTATTTCAAAAATAAATCAAACGTTGCGCAATTTAGCCTGTCGTGAGAATGAGCGAAAAATTAAAATGCTGTCTCGTAATATTGCGTATTACGATGCAAAGCAGCGAATCGATAGTAAAAAAACCGAAACGGTGGATTGTAGTAACAGAGTGTCTTCATTTTTCAATATTGGCAACAAGGATAATAATCAATCGAATGATCGTACGAATGATCGTACGAATGATCGTACGAATGAACCGACAAATGAACCGATTGATTTAATGAATACAGAACAACCCGATACAGTATATGATAGTACTGTATGTACTACGTGTGGGGATGGTGAATTGGTTATATCCGAGTCGGATGGTATGATGGTATGTCGTGCTTGTGGTAATGCTACGGCAATGATTACTGATTCGGATATGGGTAATTACAAGGATATTCCTGTAGAGACATCTTTTTACGCTTATAAGCGAATTAATCATTTTAAGGAAATTTTGTCCCAGTTTCAAGCAAAGGAGACTACTCAGATTTCCGACAATATAATGACTGATATAAAGAATCAGGTAAAAAAGGAGAGATTATCCGTCGACGAGTTGACTACCAAGAAAACCAAAGAGATTTTGAAGAAATTGGGTTATAATAAGTATTATGAGCATATTCCATTTATTAAGGATAAATTGGGTATCCGCCCTCCTGTGATGGATATTGAGTTGGAGACAACTTTATGTAAACTATTCAACGAACTCCAGGCTCCGTATGCAAAATGTTGTCCTAATGATCGGGTTAATTTCCTTAATTATTATTATACAATTTACAAGTTGTGTGAGTTATTGGACCAGCGTCAGTTTTTAACGTATTTTCCAATGTTAAAGGACCGCGATAAACGGATTGAACAAGATGCTATTTGGAAACTAATTTGTATTGAGTTGAATTGGTTGTTTATTCCCACTGAATAGGAGAGGGAATTCTCCTGGACATTTCTATTATATTATGATCAAAAATATATTGATAAATCACTAATTTATCAATATGACGTATATATGAATATCAATATGACGTATATATGAATCCGTTCAATGCCCCCCTATGTAAGAATAAACGTTTTCGATGCGGCAATTGGTTTCGCCGCGTAGTTGTATAAGAAAAATGCTGTATTGTGTTCTGAATATTTCTCTAGTTTTGGGTTAGTCATTGCGTAGGGAAGAATAATTGTATTGTGTGCAATTGGTTCAATTATAATACTACCAAATTCTGTCGCCATATATGCGACCGCTTCGTCAAATGCATTTTGAAAGTCGGTCGGTGATATTGATTGATTGTGAAATGATATAACCAATTCTGCGCATTTAAGCTGTTGTGAATTAACTGTGTGTGTGGTTTCTATATTTTTGAAAATAAATATGGATGCTGGTATTGGTGGTACAATCGATTCATCGTACAATAGGAAGACATGTATAATTTGTTCCTTGATTTGTGCAATGATATTACCTTTGTATGGTACAATAAATGCTTCGAATTGGGGTTGTATTTGATGAATAAATTGTATAATGTCATTGGAATGTCGTTGGAATGTTGTATCGGTTGTAACGTTCGTAACGTTCGTATCAGTTGTAACGTTCGTATCGGTTGTAACGGTTGTAACGTTCGTAACATTCGATCGTTTTGGTAAAACAGCAACAAATCTAATATGTTTCGAATAGGGTGTTTGTGTATGATTGTATGTGTTTGGTTTTATTTGGAATACATGTGATGTGAATGATACTAATGGAACAATTCCTAGTAGAGCACCTTCTCGTTTGAACAAACTTATTTGTATATGTGGTGCTGCGTGTCGTTGTCTGTATTCGTGTGTTTGAATGAGTGATGTCGCGACATGTTTGTGACGTTTATCTGAGTGTACACATAGGTGTTCTACATAATATGCAACCATTTTCCGTTTACGAATTGTTGTAAAAAGCGGTCGAGTAGTCATGGTTCCAATAATAGTATCATTACTCTGTTCCCACATAATACTTGCGAAACAGGTGCCTTGTTTATCGATTGATTTGTGCCCATTGAAACACGTTTGGATATGGTTTGCTGTTGCGTTATATACGCTATCATGTTCTCGAATATAATGATCCCTTAAAAACTGTGCAATATCGCGCGATTCGGGTGTTATATCGACACATTTGTTCAACTCTGTGGTCGTGATTTGTGTGAAATTACAAAATTTATTTTTTTCTGGTAACTTATGTTGAATTATTCCGTCATTTGAAACCCAGTACAATATATTATGGTAATGAAATATTGGTTGGTTGGCCCAAAATTTATATGTTATTTTGACATATGCGGTTAATGTTAGATATATCGCAATGATTATTGCAAATAATATTTGGATATACATTTGATCGATTTTACGTAAATATGGTAACTAAAAAGTATTTATATTGTTCTTGTGTATTTTGACTATACACACAAGGATATTCCAATGTCTGCATATTTAATGTATAAATTATCCCAATCAGATTGTAATGATATCAATTATGATGATGATACTGATGACAGTGGATCAATTGTGTTTTCACCCAATCCAGACATATATACCAAATCAGATTCGGGTGTAAATAATAAATCAGATATATATTCACATCAACATATTTACGATAAATTAAATACAATGATATTAAATAATTCTATCCCCAATCTATTGTTTCATGGCGGAAATGGTTCGGGTAAGCGAACGGTTGTTGATTGG